AAATTTGATTTAACGTGTCGCCTGATTGAACCGTATATGTTGTATCAGCACTTGCTGACCCTGTGGCTACTACAGCTCCTAGAGCAACAGCTCCTGCTAAAATAAAATGTTGCGGTTTAATTGTAATCATGTAAATGTTTTCTCCTGAGATTTTGAGTATCATTTGATACTTTGTTATGTAGATACGTGTTTAACCTACTTAAAATAATATATTTATTATAACTTTTGAATGTTACAATAGTATTACTTGATTAATACAGTGTATTATGATAATGTTATGTAAACATTAACTATAAGCCTACACTCTTGATATATAAGTGTTTAAGACGTGTTTTGTCCCTAATTGTACATTAAGGTAAGAAGCAAATACTTATATATTATATACTTTATAATAATTAATAATAAGATATATATATATAAGTATTTGGTAACACTCTTATTGCTTAATTAGGGACAAAACACGTAACTTTCATTGTTATATCAATACCTATGTAACATGCATAACTTTTTTTAATGCTTATTGAATACTATATAAAAATATGGTATAATTTATATAGTATTGTCAGGAGGAAAATATGGTAACAGTATATACAAAAAATAACTGCATGCAATGTAAATTAACTAAAAGAAATTTACAGGAAAATGGTATAGAGTATCAAGAAGTAAACACAGATGATGATGAAAAAGCATTGGATTATGTCAAATCTTATGGGGTAAAAAGATTACCATCTGTTTTTGTAGGAGATGAATTAGCTTTCAGTGGCTTTTCACCATCAGAAATTAAAAAGTTAAAGGGAAGAATGGGCTAAAAATTGATGATTGTAACAGCGGGAACTATTGGTGTCGGTAAATCTACTTTTACTAAAATTATTTCAGATGAATTAGGGACAAAACCCTTTTATGAGCCTGTAGGGGATAATCCTGTATTACCTCTATATTACAAAGACCCTAAAAAGTATGGGTTTCTTCTCCAAATTTATTTTTTAAACAAAAGGTTTAATTTAATCAAAGAGGCATACAAAGAAAATAACAATGTACTAGACCGTAGTATCTATGAGGATTATTTATTTACTCAGATTAACTATGAAAATGGTAATATGGCTAAGCAAGAATTTGATGTTTACGAAGACTTGCTTTCAAATATGATGGAAGAGATTGAGGGGTTACCCAAAAAATCACCTGATTTATTAGTTTATTTATATGCAGACTTCGATATTATTCTAGATAGGGTTAAATTGCGTGGTAGAGATTATGAACAAATAGATGAAAATCCTGGATTGAAAAATTATTATCGAACTTTATGGGATAAATATCATCAATGGTACGAAGATTACGATAAATCTGATAAGATTAAAATTGATGTAGGCATGCATGATTTGAATACAGAAGAAGGAAAAAAATACGTTATCCAAAAGGTTAAAGAGTCTCTAAAACAGAAAAACCTACTATAAGGTGCGTATATATTTAATTTACATTATATTATATATATAGTGAGGTGCTAAAATGACAGTAAATAGAGACAATGTTTTATGGGAACGTGCAAAAAATACAGCTAATAGTCAGAATAAATCTTCTGACTGGGTTTTCATAATTGATATATACCATTATTTAGGTGGCAGTAAAAAAACTCTATATGCTGAGTTAGCTGAAAAAAAGTATGTGGTGATTGGTCATTATTCTAAAGACAAAGATTTGTTATATGACTATAAAAAAGACTCCTATGAGCTATTTAACTCATCAGAAGTTAGGGTATCTAAGAAAAGCTTCGTAGATGCAGATAGTAATAGTGTTATGATTGTACTAGAAAAACCAGACCATTCAACTTATACTGGAACCTCATTTTCAAAATCTAATGAAATAAATATATACTTAAAAGGACACTAACTTATGAATCTAAAGGATATGCTATCTAGGCGAGATAAAGTTACTATTGTCAAAAAAGACGATACTGACTTCGCTGTAGCTATAGAAGAAAAAGAACGACAAATATTAAGTTCTAGAAATCAACAAAACCAAGGTGGAGATATTTCTAAGGGATTTAATAATAAAAAATTAAGTACAGCTACCCCTATTAACTTTATTGGTAATATAGACCTTATTCAGGGGATAAAGTTTAAACAACGTGGTGAAGGAAGCCGATATAGGGACATTAATGCTACTTTAGATGCCTACTCAAAGACTAGTATAGCAAATGCTATTATAACATTAAGAACACATCAAGTAGGTGCATATGGTATGCCATCAAGATATACACAAGATGGTCTCGGATACGAAGTCGTTCTTAAGGATAAAAGCAAGAAAAATTCACCTAGCAAAGAAGAAGAAAAAGAAATCCTTGCAATTGAAGAATTTTTACACTATACTAGCACGGACAGAAGTACAGGGATTAATTTCAGAACCTGGCTTAAACAAACAGTTAGGGACGTTTTAGTATATGACCAAGCGAATACGGAACTGGTATATGAACGTAACTCCAGAACTAAGTTACATTCCTTCTATGCTGTTGATGCAGGGTCCATATATTACGTTGTTAACGATAATAATACAGGTTATACGGAAGGTAAAGGGGAATACCGATACGTCCAAAAAGTAGATGAAAATCACGTTATTAAGTTTAAAGAAGGTGAGTTAACTTTCGATGTTATGAACCCTAGAACAGCGCTAAGCTCATTTGTTTATGGTACATCCCCTCTAGAAGTTGTTCTTAATCAAATAGGCTACCATGCTACGACAGAGCAGTATAATAACCTGTACTTTACTCAAGGTGGTACAACTGATGGGGCATTTATTATAGACCCAGGTGATAATGGAAGTCAGCAAACTAGACTTTCTCTTGATAATCTAAAAAGAGAATTTTCTAAATTCAGGGGTTCTAAAGGTGCACATACTATCCCTGTTATAGCTGCTAAAGACGGTAAGTTTGTAAGTATGAACCAATCATCAAAGGATATGGAATTTGAGAAGTGGGTTAACTATCTTATTAACATTATATCTTCTAACTTTGGTGTAGACCCTGCTGAAATAGGTTTTCCAAACCGTGGTGGAGCTACAGGTTCTAAAGGAAATTCTCTGCAAGAAAGCTCTAAAAAAGAAACAGCACAATTATCTAAGGACAAAGGTCTTACACCGATGCTTGATTTCATCGAAGATGTTGTTAATGATAATATTGTTTCTAGATTTGGAAATGGAAAGTACATGTTCCGTTTTAAGGGTAACGAATTATCTAGAGAGTTACAACAATTAGAGAAAGCTAAGTTACAAGTAGAAACTTCTCGTACTGTAAATGAAGTTAGGCATGACCAAGGTCTTGACCCTATACTTGGCGGGGATGTTATCCTTAGTCAGTTCCATATTAACCGTATAGGTCAGTTACAAGATTTAGGAGTTACAGAACTTGGTCAAAAACCTATTATTTCAGAAAATAACGGGGAAGAGAATGATAGCGAAAGTAAAAATTCAAACTCAGATGGTAAAACAGATGATGGTGTAATGAAAGACGGAAGAAGTAGAAAAAATCAATCACCAGAACAAAAATAAAAAGAGCCCTTAGGCTCTTTTTTTATTCAATTGTTTCATACGTATAAGGGGACATCTTAATTAAATCTTCACTAGCATCTGCAAAGTAAACAGGTGTTACTGTAACTAATTCTTGTAAACTAGCTCCTAATAAATTTCCTAACTCATCGTATACTTTTAGAATAGCTCTACCTTTTAAGCCATAAGATGATATTGTATTAATAATGCTTGCTACTGAGCCTCCATCAGGGAAAAAAGTATACTTTTTTCCATTAGACATTTCTAAAATAGCTGCAATCTCTGTTTGTTTTCTTACTTTAACACTCATTGTGTTCCTTTCTAACCTAACAAGTTACTCAATAGAGTAGAAATTATACCTCCGATTGCAAGTATAACTAGTTGCTCTATTATCCTATTCCTACGTTCACCTATAGCGCTTGATTCCTTCTCAAGTATCTCTAGGTTATCTTCTATGTCCTCAACACGCTCCTTAAGTTTATAAACTTCATCCTTGACATTTTCCAATTCACGTTCAGCGTAGTTTACACGGACATTTATGTCACTATTATACACCTTTTCATTAGTTTTGTCTAGGGTTTCTGGTGGGTCTATATTGGGATTCATTATCAATAAAACCTCCATGTTCTAAGATACGGTAGCCCAACACTTTTATATGTTTTCCTACCTTAATAATATAGGTACCAAATATTTAAAAAGAGTTGTTGTGGTATAATAGAAGTATGTAAACAGGTATCTTGTATAAAAGCAAACACAGTACTTGCATATTGACTTATATTATATAGTAGCACAACAAAGAGGTGCTACTATAAAAATTAACTAGGTGGAATATATGAGCAGTAAAAAACGGTTTGGAATAGCTATTACAGTATTAGTAGCTTTAGAGATTGTTTACTTTTCCTCTGTTGTTTTATTCACATATATAGCAAATGTATCGTTAAATATTCTCGCAGTACAACTATTAGGCTTTGCTATAGCAATAGTCTATACAATTATATTTGATAGTTGGTTACGTTATTATCGTAGAGATTTGAATAAACGAATTACTAAGCTAGAAATAGAACAGCTAAGAGTGAATAAAAAATTAAAGAAAATAGAGGATAAAATAAATTGATTAAAAAGGACTTTGATGATAATAGTCTTCATGGTGCTTCGATAATCCTATCTACAAAAATATTCATAAGGTTTCCGCAATTAGGTAATGAATTAGGGTATTTTATAGCCCTAGAGGAATTTAATAAGTATGTTAGATATACAAGCTATGGCATCGAAGAACAGAAGATACTATTAGAGATACAAAATGATATTTCTAACTTTAATAGTTATACAAGAAATGCTATGCCTATTGGTTTAGATTTATGGGTAGCAGCTAATTTTCCTAATATGCTTAATTTTACTTTGGGATATGAGGAAGACGAAGAAGACTAATATGACTAAAAAAGAATATTATACTAAAAGGCATAACATAATATTCAATGAAAACAAGACTAGTCGTAGAACAATTAAAAAGGGCAAGGTTATGAAACAAGCACACTTATGTAGCTTGTGTGGTAGACCTTTAACTAAGTACGGATATTCTACAGGTAAGTATGTCTCTGATGTTAAGTTCTATGTCATTAACTTGCCCTCTTTTGTTTACATAAATTTATGCTATGATGCTAACTCATGCTATGAAAATCACTGCAATAATTCAAAGGAGTTACAATGAGTATAGAGAGATTACGGGACGAAGTATACAAGAAGAAAATAAAAGACGAAGACGTTATTAATGGTATGAATAACACTGTAGCCTTTCTTTTACAGCAAGCTTGGGGAAAAGTTCAAAACGGGGAAATTGAAATAAAAGACCCCACCGATATTGCTAGATTATGGAATATCATGGAAAAAACAACTAACTATAATTCTGTTATGGAAAATGCTGAAAATAATACTAATTCACAGTTGCCAGCACTTACCACTAAAGAAGCGAGAGCTTTGGGTGTTACACAAAGTATAACAGAAGATGGTGAAGTCACCACTGAGGATATAGATGAAAGTAATATTGAAGCACAAGATGTAGATTCAATATTATCTAACCTTAGTGATGCAATGAATGACAGTAACGTAAATGAGATGGGAGAATAAATGCCACAAGCAATTGATAGTAAAAAATTGTTGGAAGTAGCAAAACTAACTTTTGATACAGATAGACCAACAGCAGAACAACTAAAGTATGTAATAACGATGTACGTTCCAAGTATGTACCTATTGGCACATCATTCTGTGCACGGACACCCAATTACATTCAACATACCAAATAGGGATAGTTCGAAAGCACAGAGTCATAGACCTTGGCAAATAGATATTATTAATGACCAGAGTAAAGATAAAGTAGTTATTAAGAGTAGGCAGTTAGGTCTATCTGAAATGCACGCTGCTGAGTCCCTCTGGTTTGCCGATAGCCACTCAGAAGATGCTGTCAAGGTACTTTATACGTTCCCTACTAACAGACAGCTAGATACGTTCGTTAAGACACGTTTTGACCCCCTATTTGCTAAAGGATACTATGGTACAATTGTAGACCCTCGTAAGAGTTCTATGAAAGAAAAACAAATAAGAGACTCGTTCTTAGTTTTCCGTAGTTCTTCTAAGTCTAGCGCAGTTGAAGGTGTCGATATAGACGCTTTGTACCTTGATGAATATGACCGTGTTCAAAGCCAAGCCGAAGATTCAGCCGTTGAGTCTATGGCTTCTTCAAAGTTTAAGTTATTAAGAAGATTCTCTACGCCAACTACACCTGACTACGGTATTGATAGACTGTTCAAGAAGTCAGATATGAAATATTATATGCATACATGTACTCATTGTGGTTTTGTTAACAAGATGAGTTATGAAGATTATAATGAAAATGATACTAGAGTATCTGGAAATATTCGATTGGTTAACCCAGACGGTGTTAACAGAGAAACAGGAGAAATCGAAGATAATACTTATGATTTTGTCTGCCAAAGATGTGGTAAACATCTAGACAGATGGTATACTGGTCATTGGGTAGCATTGCACCCAGAACGTAAAGACATATCTGGATACATGATTTCACAAATGAATGCCGTGTGGGTAACTGCTGATGATTTGAAGCGTAAAGAAGCTGCTTCTCGGTCGTTGCAGACGTTCCACAATTATGTTCTTGGGGAACCTTACCAAGATTTGTCTATGTCTGTATTTGACAGAGATGTATGGGACAACTTATCAGATGAGTATGACGAACCTATATTTGATAGAGACCAATATGAAAAAATTGCTGTTGGTGTTGATTGGGGTACTAAAGAAAATCATATCGTAGTTATGGGTGTTAGCCCTTCTAGAGAATTACACGTATTAAGATTAATTAGGATACCTGTTACAAATTCTCCTGAAAATATTAACCATGACATTAACCAAACAATAGTTGAAATTGCACCATATCAACCTGATTTAATTTTAGCCGATTTGGGTTATAATGGTACTAAAGTTAATAGGTTAATTAAAGAGTTCGGTAAAGATAAAGTATTTGGTGTTAAAGTAAATCCATCGAAAACTACTGGAGAAGTAAACCCAAAGTTCTCAGCTCCAAATAACGAAGTAACAATAGACAAACTAGCTAACAACCTCTTCTTTATCAACCAAATGAAGTCTGGTAGCATAAAATTCTGGAATAATGATAAAGACCCAGAACTACAACGTTACCTTACTCACTGGAAAAATGTTATTATACGAGATGAAGAAGATGAAGATGGCGAATTGACTAAGGTTATTAGCCGTAAAGGTGCTGACCACTTCGCTCAAAGTAGCGTTTATGCTCTTATAGGTCTACGTAGATTAATTGATGAAGAAAATGGTGGTACACCGTTTGATTATACTAATATCGAAATAGGCAACACATTTAATAACAATAATAATTACAACATTGGGTATTGACATTATTATAAAATCGTGGTAAAATTATAGAATAACTTAATTGTTATTCGTTTAGGGGATTAAGCTAATGGTAAACTGACGGATTCCAAACCCGTTCTTTGCAGTTCGAATCTGCAATTCCCTGTATGGTATAGTGGCGGAATTGGTAAACGCAGTGCTTTGCTAAAGCATCAATCGTGAGAAGCGGTTTAGGGGTTCAAGTCCCCTCTATACCTTAACTAACATTAGTTTGTTTGTAAAAATACTACTATATAGTGGTATAATTAATTAGTAAATAAAAGGAGGATATTATGACAAAAAATATCAAAAAGGGTTTAGGCGCATTAGTAGAAGCCATCCCTAAGAAAACAGATTATCTACAACTATCTAAAATTATATCAGAACAGTTGTACAGAAAAATAACTAGTCAAGACTTCAAGTTAATTAGAAGCGCTAAGTATGACAATAATAATAAAGACATTTCTAATAATGGAAGTGTTCTTATGGTTACTTTAGATGAAAAAGACGAGGAGTGGGTTTCTAAAGTAGGAGATGTTATTAGAAGATTTGACAATAACAATATGAATGCAGAAACTCTCAGTGATTTGGTTGTATCTGAGTTAAACTCTTTAGACGAAGAACAAGAAAATTATCTAGATGATGTTACTATTATTAGTGGGTATACAGATAATCGAGGTAATTATAATAGATTGAGTATTCTTGATAACCCATCTAAGGGTGCTGAGTTAAGATTTAACTTAGCTTTTAAGCTTTCTAGCGAGACAGAAGAAGACTTCATTGAAGAATATAATAATACAGATAGCCCTGTTGGTAAAATATTCGGAGAAGTAGACAAGTTTTATTATCTTGGAGATGAGGTGCCGAATTGAAAGAAGTGAGTTTATCAAATAATTTAACAAAATTAGCCTATATCAAAGCAAAGTTATTTGAATATGGCGTTACTATTGGTGACATGGCTAATATTGTTTATGAAGAACAAAAAAGATATGAACATGATGTTACTATGGCATATGCTATCGAGACTGTCGAAAAAGTATTACAAAAAAGAGAAGTACAGCATGGATTGTTAGTTGCCTTCTACTTAGACGGACAAGCTCAAAAGGGCTTACTAGACTACCCTTTGCAATATATAGTTGAGGAAGATAGACCTACGTTTGGTGTAGATGAAACTTTAGCTAAGACGATTCTTAATGAGTATGGCTCTATAGCAGATTCAAACTGGGGATACTTAGATAAAGTTAAGCCAGGTATTGTAGGAGAGCTAAATGACCAACAAAAAACAGGCGGAAAAATAACTACCTTTTTAGATGATATGGTATCAGCTATTATAGCATCAGCAGAGGCTATTGTTGCACACAATTTAGATAAAGGTCATTAATTTTTAAAAAAGTGTTGACAGTTTATAACATACATGTTATAATAAATATATTGAGTTAAGCAATTAACTCTTATACGCCTGTAGCTCAACTGGATAGAGCACTCGGTTTCTACCCGAGAGGTTGGGGGTTCGAGCCCCTCTAGGCGTATCAGGTATTTCAGAGTACCTTAGGAGAAATCCTTAAAATAATTAGGAATTAATACATCTCATATAAGTTATCAGTGGCGCACTAACGTGCAGTGTGATAATTATGTTAAATCATATTAAAGACATCATACCGCTCTATCAAAGAGTAAGGAACTGTTAAAGTAACTATGTGGGTTAGATGTATTAACGAGTAATTGCTTATGTCTGAATTTAAATTCTATACCTATCAGGTTTAATGGTATGTAAAATGACATAGATTCTGAACAGGCGTATTGTCGATTTGTTAGTTGACAAATATAAATAGTATGATATAATTATTATATTGTTTGTTAA